GCACTTCGGTTTCTGATCGAAGCCGAGCGCACGGCTTACGAAGTGGTAAAAGGGTGTTGACCGTGCGTGCTATGCTCATGGCTCACGGTGGCGGTGCTGACATGAACACGGCGATCCCTAGAACGGCGTCCGGCCAGTGCGCGCCACCAATTTAATTTCAATGGCCCAGCTCGAATTAACCGGTGTCGAATTGCCGCGCACGAAACCAACCCTCGCGTTGGAATCGTGCGCGGATTTCTTTGACCGTGATTACGCGACGCTGGTGCAGGACGTGGAGAATCAGTTGATCAAATTCGCCTGGGACATCGCGCTGCTGCGCGGCGAGGGCCAGACGCCCTGCATCCGCATCTACGCGCCGTGCGCGTGGGCCTTCTGCTATCAAAAGCCAATGCCGGCGCTGGGGGAGGAGGATGTTTACAAGCTCATCCTGCCCAACCGCGATCTCCGCAGCACGGAGCTTAAACGGATTCTGGCCTGCTCCTCGGATCACATCCACAATCTCAAAGACTTTTTCACCATCACCCGGCCGCCCCGGCAGGAGGATGGGCCGAACAGTTACACGGTTTTTGCTCGTGCCAGCATTGTTGATTTCTTAAAGTCCCGCCGCCTTTCCTGATTCCCCTCCGTATTCGCCGACCGTCGGCGATATTTCCACATGGAACTCTGCCATCGTCTCGGCAGATGAGCGACGCGATAAACCAAAACCTGCCGGGAGTCCAAACCGCTCCTGTTTCCATTTGCCAATCTTCGGCGATGGCTGCCATCAACGATTCTTCGCGAAGCTCATCACTTGCGTCTCGTCGGTTGTCATCGCCGTCTTCCTTCCGCAGTCAACCCTCAACCAAATAAAAATCGAACATGAAAAAAACGCTCCAAATTCTTTGTGTCGCGGCCCTCGCGGTGGCGACGTTCACCCTCACCGGCTGCGCCACCAGCCACCACACCACCACCACGAAAGTGGAGAACGGCGTCACCAACACCATCGTCCAGGCGGATGAGATGTATGACGCGCTGCGCGACAAGGTCGTTGTGCAGGAGGACACGTTCTACGGATTGAACGCGGATGTCATCGGCAACTCGTATGTGACGCCGTTCAAGATCAAGTGCGGCTTCGGCCGGACCATCTGGCGCAGTCTGCCGACCTCGACGGCCGGCGTTGTGGCCACCGCGCCTTACAACGCCTCCGCGCACGGCAACGCGAGCATCATCAACCAGACCGCCGATGAATCGGTTTCCACCACGACGAACCTGACGAGCTATGCGCCGGTGTCCGCCTCTGTGTTCAACCCGGTGACCGGATCGTATGGCTCCAGTCCGGTTGTCGGCATGGACAGGAAGGGTAATCCGATCATCGTCACGACCAACGGCGTGGTGAAATAAGCAGCGTGACGCTGCACCCAAATTAGTCGTGAACAACGATTCTAAAAAAACCAATGCGAACGAGGCCGCGCCCGGACGGCCGCAGGTAAATCGCGTGGGACTGCGCTTACGCGCAGCCGCGAATCCGGGCTGCAATCTTTTTTGAAATGAAACCGGCGACCACCATCAATGATTTCCCGGAGCTGATGCCCGGCGACATTCTGCTCTATGGTGGCACCGATCTGGTGAGCCGGCTGATCCAGTTCCGCACCTGGTCGGATGTCTCGCACATCGAGGTCTATGTCGGCGACGGCCGTTCGGTGGCGTCGCGCAATGGCGTCGGCGTGGGTAAATATGCGCTGCGCGTGGATGGCCTGCGCCGGGTGTATCGGCCGAAATTGATTCCAGACTTCGCCAAGGGGATAACGTGGTTCGCCACGGTGGACGGAACCAAGTATGGCTGGGCTGATCTGCTGCGGTTCTATCTGATCGATGTTCCGACCGAAGGATTGATCTGCTCCGAGTTCGGCGATTTGTTTTTCCGCAACTGCGATTTGCCGCTGTTCAATACCAATTATCCCGAAGGCGCGGTTTGCCCCGGCGACTACGAAAAAATCTCCGACCTGCTGGTGGAGGAGATCTGGAGCTGGAAGTGACTATGAAAATTCCACCCTACATTTTGCGCTACTGGCTGGCGATGAATGCCACGGCGTTCGACTCCGCCGTCAACTCGGTGATCATTTATGGCGGCGCGGCCTCGGTCCACCAGGCGGCGGCGGAACTGAACCTGAACGTCGCGGCGTTCACGCTGCAGCAGTTCGCGCTGATTTTCTTGAGCGCCTTCGGCTGGGCCGTCCTGCAATACCTGCACGCGCACCCGCTCGCCGATCTGCTGCCGAAGGAGGCGGGGAAATAATTTTATGATGTTAGCTGACGCCACCACCTCCGGGGGAACACCTTCGTGGACATCCACCATCGCCGTGCTGTCCATGTGCGGCACCGGTGTCATGCTGCTGCTGACGGCGCTGATGGTCTATTACATGAAGGTGCAGTCGGATTCCTTCCGTGATCAGACGGAGCTGCTTCGCAAGCAGGCCAGCACGCCCCAGCAGATCCAGCAGCCGGTGAGCGTCACGATTAGCGAGGAGTTGCATAAGGTTTTCGCCGCCAAGGAGGCGTTTGAAAATCACGTCGCGGAAAACAAGGACGACCACGACAAGCTGTTTTCCAAGATCGGCGGCGTGGAGCGCGGCGGCCGCGACGAGGTGGAGCGCAAGATCACCCTGTTAAGCACGCAGCTTAATTCCACCAACGCCACCATGCACGAGACGAAGGGCGAGATGAAGCAGCTCACCTCGCAGCTCGTGCTCATCCAACAGGAGCTGGCAAGACGATGAGCGATCTCGAACTCCAATCCGTCCGCGATTTTATCCTGTGCGCGGCCGCCCGCTTTCCGAACGGCATCACGACGTTCTCCCTGGACATCTCCGTCAAGGCGGCCGGCTTTGAGCTGGAGGCGCGCGGGCCGGACTCGCTGGCGGCGCAACTGCAGTATCTGCGCGGCAAGAATCTGCTGGCGCTCAAGCCCAAGGCGCACACGGCCAGCGCCGAGCTGCACCTCCTGACGGCGGATGGCGACGACTATTTGCGCAGTAAAAAACTGCTGTAATGAATGAGCAACAAAAATTCCAACTCAACGGAGCGCGAAAATTTAATCGCGCTGCTGGAGCGCTTCAACGTCTCGCCGGAGTCGTTCGACGAATTGCGCGCGGATGCCTACGAAAAGGTTTTGTCGCTGCAATCGTTGGAGGCGTTGGAGCTGGTGTATGCGCTGGTGCTGTCGGGCAAGAAGCTGGAGGAAATCCAGCCGGACTGTCCGACGTGGCCCAAGGGCAGCAAGCGCGCGGGCCAGTTGCCGGGCATCGAGACGCTGTCGCAGATCAAGCGCCGGCTGGTGACCGAGCAGACGCTGAACGGGCTGGGACAGGTTTCCAAGTTTGTGGAGAAGCTGCGCGGCCGGGCGGCTACGTTGCCGGCTGGGCAGCAGGCGGAAGTCCTGGACTCGGTGATCACGATGGTGGGCGAGGAGCTGGTGCAGGCGAAGCTGACCGGCGGCAGCACCATTGCAGCGAACCTGCCGGTGGTGGACCGGCTGCTGACGGCCGCGACCGCCAAGACCACGGCGGCCCAGGAGAACATGAAGATCGAGCTGCGCAAGCAAGCCGAGGCGCGGGCGCAGAAGAAATTGGAGTTCGACCGGGAGAAATTCAAGGAAGGTCTGCGGACGAAGCTGGAGTCCGGGCTGGCCGAACTGGCGGCGCATATCAAAGGCAACCCGGAGGCGAAGAAAGCCTACGATGCGTTTCGCGCGACGATCAAGGAATCCACAAAATGAGTGGAACGTCCACATCGGCTCTCGAACAGCTTGACGCGCAAGTCAGCGACAGTCGCGGCGTGAAAGCGCCGCTGCGTAAATCGTTCGAGGAGTTTCTGCTCAACGATGCCCGCGTGCCGAGCGGCCGGGGTTTGCATGGCTCGTATTCATTTGCCGGGCGCGAAGCGTTGCTGGCGGTCGTGCGCGTGGTGGACCGGGTTATTTCTGAAAAATTGGCGGATGCGGAAGTTTCGCTCGCCGGCGGCGCGCAATTCGGCAAGACGATTCTGGAGTTGAATCTGGCGGCCTATATTACTTCCCAGCAGTTCCGCAACTTTGGCTTGTATCTGCCCGACGATGATCTGGTGGAAGGCATCGTGGATTCCAAGTTTCGTCCGGACGTGGTGGACCAGATTGATTGGTTTGCGGAAATGGTGCAGGTCGGCAAGGCGTTGAACAAATCCGGGAAGGCCGTCAATCGCAAGGGCGCATTCCTGGTAACCGATGGCCAGCGGAAATCAGTCGGCATGATTCGCGGCCTCGGCAAAGTTCCGACCACCTTCAGCATGGATGCGGCCGCGATGGACGAGGTGGATGACATCCAGCCCAAGATGATGAAGTTCGTCCGGGGCCGTCTGACCGCCAGCGACCTGCGTTTTGTTTTCAAGATCGGCACCCAGCGCGTCCACGGTCGCGGGATGAACAAGGCGTGGAAGGACGGCAGCCAGGGTGTGTTCAATTTCGTCTGCCCAAAATGCGGCCGGGTTCACAATGCCGAGGAGGAATTTCCGCAGATCGTCCGGATGGACTATTGGGCGGCTGAAGGTCTGGAGTTTTCCGAGCTGGCCGCGCCAAAATTAACCTGGGGCGGTGATTTCAAGCGGGATGATAGCGACGCCACGGTCGCGACGCATGATCCGCTGAATTCTTATTATCTTGGGTGTGTTGCCTGCGGCGCGCAGCTTGACCGCTCACAACCGGTGGAAGAACATCGCGCGCCGGCCCGCATCAAACAGCGCAACTGGTCCTTCCGTATTTCCCAGCTCGCCATCGGCGCGATTGATCTCTCGCAAATCGTCGGCCGGTTCCAGTCGGCCGTCGCTGACCCGGAGGAAATGATCGTCTTCCGCTGCGATGTGCTGGGCCTGCCACAAAGCACCGCGCAGGCGCTCACGCCGGCCACGATGGACCGGGCGCGCAGCGTGGAGGTGTTTGACCTGGCTCCGCGTGCGCGGGAAGGCTGCACGGCGTTTGGCGGTCTGGACATGGGCGACCGCTGCTGGCTGTTTGCCCGCGAGGTGGATGCAGCCCAAACCAAGCGACTGCTCGCGGCGGAACGCATGAGCGCCGGCGACGTGGTGGCCCGCGCGCAATCCTTGTTTGCCCGGCTGGGCCTCTCGGCGCTGTTCATTGACGAGCGGCCGCTGGTGAATGAATCGCGCACCATTGCGCTGGGCTTGAACGGACTCCAGTCGCTGACGGAATGGCCGGCGATCAGCAATGCGAAAGATGCCTACGTTTCCCTGCCGGGCGGTCTGACTTGGGACGGACGGAATTCCCGCTGGCTGAATTTGAAATGCGCGGTCGTGCGGTTCACCAAGAACAAGCTCGGTGCCGGCATTGAGCAGGACATCGTGTTTTTTGAGGAGGGCGGCCAGACCAAGTTTGTGCCGATGATTTCCTGCAACCGGTTTGAGTCCATTGACCGGGTGGTCCGGGAATTTCTCACGCCGGCGGAAGGGGTCGTGGAGATTGTCGGCGGCAAGGTGCGCGAGACCCCGGCCATGTTGCTGCCGCGCCTGACGCCGGGACATCCGCCGATCCTGGACACCGTGGACGCCCATCTGATCACCGGCAGTGAGCGGGAAAAGGAGGCGGATGGCACGATGGGTGAATATGTGGACCAGTGCGAGAACCATTTCCTCCTGGCTGATGGCTACTCCAAGCTGGCGGAGATTGTTTGCGGCTCGCCGGTCAATGTTTCCTTTGGCCGGTTTCTACCACCGAGCGGCCGGCGCTCACAACTGCTGGCTTCGCGCCGGGATCGGAGTGTTGAGGGATGAACTTTAACCACCCAACGAAGGCCGCTGGCTGCCCGCAGGGCGTTTTCCCGCTCCGTGGAGCGGCTCATGGGGGCATCAACGCCACAGCGGGGCGGCAATGCGCGGCAGTGGCCAGAACTTTTGGAGGTTTCCATGTCTAAAACCGGCAAAAAGGGTGTCGTCACCCGGCACCACGGTGTTCGAGTGATTCGCAACCGGGAAACGGCTCCCAAGTCCAACGTCCCCGCCACCGCTCCCGGCGTGAAGGATGTTCCCGCCATCCAGGCACCCGCCGGCAAGGCGGCGGCCCTGGTGCGCGGCGGCACGACCAGCGGCACGCCCGGCCAGATCGTCCGGTTCTGGAACCGCTGGCGGGAAAACTACAATGCGCTGACGGCGCTCACCATCGCCCGCGTCCGTTCGCTGAATGAAATGACCCAGCGCGGCGACCATGCCTACCCGCAATGGACGTATCGCACGATTGAACGCCGGCACCCGGTGCTGAAGGCGCTGATCGACTGCTGCGAGGCTCCGCTGGAAAACATCAAGTGGGATGTCCGGATCAAGGAACAGTTGCCAGAGGGTTTCACGGAAGCCGACGCGGAAAAACAAAAGGCGGCGCTCAAGGCGGCTTACGGCCAGATTGATAATCTGCGCGAGGCGCTGAAGCATCTGTCGCACGCGGATTTTTCCGGCTACGCCCATTGCCAGAAACATTACCTCGACGGCGAGGTGGTGCATCTGGAGCCGCTCTTCACCTTCTGCGTCTGCCGCGACGGTTTGTTTGGCGACTGGTTTTGGAATCCTGATTCCCGGTCCATGACCGCGCCGGAGTTTGTCCTGTCCGAGAAAAACCGGATCGGCGGCGACAACCTGCCGCGCCTGGATTTCATCATCCGCGAAGTGGAGCGGCCCATCAACGAGATCGGGCTGGAAAATTTCGTGCGGCGCAAGCTGATCGAAAAAGACTGGTCCGCCTTCGATGAGATTTTCGGCATCCCGTCCGGCGTGGTCATCATGCCGCCGGGCATCCCCAAGGAGCTGGTCGCCGAATATGAAGCCTCGGCGAAACAGATTTCCGAGGGCGGCAGCGGCGCGATGCCGCACGGCAGCGATTACAAGAAGAACGATATGCCGCACGACGGCTCGGCGCTCTTCAAGACGCATATCAGCTCGCTGGATGAAGACCTGGTGCTGGCTGGCACCGGCGGCAAGCTGAAGATGTTGGTGGAACACGCGGCCGGCGGCGCGGGCGGCGGCGGTGGCAATGTGCGCGGCAGCAGCAAGACGCAGGACGACACCTTCAAGGAAATCGCGATGGCGCGCGGCAATGATGTGGCGCAGCAGTTCCGCCGGGATTTTGACAATCCGTTCCTGACGGGAAAATTTCCACTGCAGCCGGTGCTCGTGGAATTTTGCCTGGTGACGGAAAACGAGGTGGACGTGTCCGCGATCTGCACCAACGTCAACACGCTCAAGCAGGCCGGGAAAAACGTGAAGACGGATTTCATCGCCGCGCAGACCGGCTATGAATTTGAGGCTGACACCGTGCCTCCGAATCCGGACGCCAATAAACTGCCGCTGTCCGAGGATGAACTTGAGCCGGCTCCCGGCGACACGCTGGCGATGACGCAGTTAAAAAACCGGCTGCGGGTTCACAATCGGACGTTGGTGCCGGCGGCCGCCACCGCGCCAGAAGATCTCGGCGCGACCCTGCATGAGATGATCCTGCCGCTCATCGCGCGCCTGGAAAAGATCGCGGCGATTGATGATCCCGGCATCCAGCAGCACATGATTGAAAAGCTGCTGGCGGACTATCCGCAGATTTCGGCCGCCATCACCGCCGACGATTCGCTCGCCAAAAAACTTTCGCCGCAACTGGAGTCCGCGCTGATCGCGGGCCTGACCACCACCAAACCGGCAACCAAGGAAAAGGTGACCGCATGAGCCGCGCCGACAAAATCAAAAAACTCGCCAACGCCATCCGTGAATATCGCGGGCTGCGCGAACCTGGCACCGGTCGCTGGATTAACTCGCCCCGGCCGGCGGCCGGCGAGCGCGTGGTGAAATGGCTGGGCGAGCTGGGCCGGAACGTCGCGGCGGATTTCCTGGAGATCAACTCCTTCACCAAGGTTTCCGAGTTCAACGCCTGGCTGAAGAAATTGGAGCAGCCCGTCAACCCCTGCGTTGAAAATAAAAAGGCCACCGCATGAATCTCACCATTCTGAATCGTGACTGCAAACATCCTGAAGATGGTTGGTATCCCATCGAAGGCAAAGGTTACTTTCCCGGCATCGCGGATGACGGCCGCAAGATCGTCCAGGTGATTGATGACAAGGCCATCACCAGCATCGTGAACCGTTTCAACAGTGCCGCCGCCCGCTCCGCCCTGCCGCATGGGAGCGAGATGCTGATCGACCGCGAACATTTCCGCCATCACCGCGATGCCACCGGCCAGAAGGATATGGACAGCGCCGCCTACGGCTGGATCAAGCAGCTTCGCGTCGCGCCGGCCGGCGATGGTTACCAGATGAAAAACCGCTGGACGGGCGTCGGGCAACAGGCGGTGGACACCGGCATCTACCGGTTTGTCTCCACGGAATATGACGAGACGAATCCCGGTGACGTTTGGGAGCCGGTGGCACCGGCGGACCTGCCGACCGAGATCAAAAACAAATACCCTGCCGCCGATGGCTGGGAATATATGCGGCCGCTGCAGCTCACCGGCCTCTCGCTGACCAACGACAACAACAACAAGGGCGTGAAGCCGCTGACCATCCTGAATAAAACCACTTTCGCCGGCGACATGCCGGCGGACAGCACAGCAAACAAACAACCAAAGAACAAAAAAATGAAAACAGTCTGCACCCTGCTTGGACTGTCCGCCGACGCGGATGAATCATCCGTTCACGCGGCAGTTACAAGCCTCAAAAACCGCCTCGTCGTCCTTGAGCCGATGGAAGCGGAAGTGACCACGCTCAAAAACCGCAACACCGAACTCGTCGGCGAGCAATGCGACGCCCTGATGGACGCGCATGGCCTGAAGACGGACGCGCCCCAGCGTGTCACGCTCAAGCCGGTTTTGATCGGCATGAAGAACCGCGCCGACCGGGTCACGTTCCTCACGGAATGCGTCAGCAAGCCCACGGCCCCGGCCGCCGGCAAACTGCAGACGCAGTTGCACAATCGTGACACCAAGCCGCCCGGCACCGCCGGCGCGGGTGCCGGTGTCGAAACCGACGAGAAGGCGCAGCAGGCGCTGTCCGTCAAAATCCGCAACCGAGCCAACGAACTGCGCGCCGGCAAACACCTCTCGTTTGACGCCGCGTGGAACCAGGCCAAACAGGAACTCACCCCGGCCGCCGAGTAAGCGACCACGCAGTCAACCAAAACATCCATCAATAAAAATATGAGTTCAGCACTCCTCGCGAAGGGAAACGCAATTTTTCCCGAAACCGCCACCGACCTTTCGGCGGCGATTGGCAAGCTCGTCACGTTCGCGGCCGGCGTTCCGGCGGTGAACGCCTCCGCCACGGTTCCGGCCGTGGGCATCGTCCTCGATGCGCGCAAGCGCACCGTGGGTGCCGGTTCCACCTATGACAACGCCATCGGCGTGATCGGTGCCTTGACCGGCCCGGTGCGCGCCCTGATCAGCGCGAACAGCGCGGCGCTGTCCCTGGGGGACAAACTTCAGCAGGCCGCCGATGGCACGCTGACGAAAGACCTGGGCGCGGGCAATGCGCGCGTCACGGTCGCCATCCTCACCGATCTGAACGGCGCGCAGCCGGGCGATCTGGCGGAAGTCACGTTCCTCACGCCGGTCATCGGCGCTTAAGTGCGAGCCGCACTGGCAAATAAACAAACAAACAACCGAAAAAATTAACGAACTAAATATATGGCAGCTAATTCAACACTCGGCAGCGCAACACTGAATTATCAGTTGACCGCGTATGCCCAAGGCCTTTGGAACGACCTCGCGGACGTGACCAAGCTGGCTGAACGCCTGGCTCCCACCACACCGGTTCCCGGTGCGGCCGGCCAGTTCAAGAAATTCGACGACAAGAATTCGTTCTTGCCGGAGAAAACCGCCCGCGCCCAGGGCAGCGACCCGGTCCTGATCGGGTTTGCGGCCTCGGACGACACCTACGCCTGCCGCCCGCAGGCGCTGGAAGTGCGCGTGGACAAGACCGAACTCCAGGCCGCCGGCGTGGAAGGCGGCGACGTGGCCAACGACCTGCTCGACCAGGGCAAGATCAAGGCGCTGCTCAACAAGGCGGCGCTCTCGCACGTTCTGGACGTCTGCACGGCGGTCATCGCCAACACCAACGCCGTGGCCGGCGTCGGCAACTGGAGCAATCCGGACATCGATCCGATTGACCAGATTGACGCGCAGCTCCTCCAGCTCACGCAGGATTGCGGCAGCACGCAGAACATCAAGCTCACGCTCGACGTGGCTTCGTGGAATGCGCTGCGCAACCATCCCAAGGTGAAGGCCCGCGCGCTGTTCGGCGCGGCCTCCGCGCTGTCGAGCATCAGCACGGACCAGCTCAACTCGGCGTTGATCTTCCCGTGCGACATCATGGTCGCGAACATCGTGTATGATCAGGCCCGTCTGGCGCAGGCGGCGAACAAGGCCCGCGCGCTGGCCAACACCTGCCTCCTGCACTACTCGGTGCCGGGCGCGACGCTCTACGATCCGAGCGCGTTCAAGGCGTTCACCGTGGGCGGTGCCGGGTTCCTCGGCAACGTCTATACCTACCAGTCGTTGAACAACCTCTGGCGCGGCCACTTGGTGGACTGGAGCCGGGACATCAAGCAGACCAGCACGCTCTCCATGCGCCGGCTGGCCATCAACTGAATCACGGCACCGTGACGGCAGGCCGGCTGCCGTCGCGGTGCCACCAACCAAAACATTCATCCAAATATAAAAATGAAATTCACATCTCTTAAAAAAGGCGGATTCACCCTGGTGCAGTTGCTCCTGGTGATCTGCATCATCGGCATCCTCGCCGCGCTGGCTTTGCCGGCCCGCGCGCAGGTGACTCCCACCACGCTGACCGGGCTGACCAACGCCAATGTCCAGGTCATCCCGTCCGCCACGTTGGTCGCGACGACAAACATCATCCCGCTCACCAAAAAGAGCGGGGTGAGTTTCTCGCCGATCTTCAACGCCTCCACCGGCACCGGCAGCGCGGTGTTTTACATCGCGCCCACGGGCAACGGCACCAACTATGCCGCGCCGGCTTATCCCGGCACAAATGCCTGGACGGTGACGCAGGCCGCCAACGGCACCACGACGGTGACCGGATTTGCCAACTGGAGTCCGGCCCAGCTCGCGGGGGTGGCGGCGCTGAATGTGTATGCCATCAGCAACGGCACCGGCGGCATCCTCACCAACCAAGGCTCGGTGTTCAACCGGGTCGCCGAACCGGCGTATTAACGCCGCCTTGAATCCGGCGGCGGATGGTTGGTGCATCCGCCGCCAATTTCCAAAAAATATTATGATTAAAAAATGTGAGCAGCTCCTCGCCGGTCTGAAGGAAAGCCTCAAGCTCGCGCAGGAGATCCAAAAGGAAGTGGGCGGTGCCACCACCGATGTGATGCACATCACGTTTGCGATCCAGATAGTGACGCAGCGGATCAGCTACCACAAAAATCTGGCGGAAAAACCGAAGGCGGAAAAACCGAAGGCGGAGAAACCGAAGGCGGAGAAACCGAAGGCGGAGAAAGAATCCGCGCCGGCAAATCTGGAAGCCGCCAAGGAATAAATCATCATGCCCTGGTCCGCCATCAGCACCGACGAAGTCATGGGTGAATTGACACCCGTGGAGTTGGCCACCCTGCAAAACATCCAGGGCACGACCGACGCGATCTCGGCCGTGCTGGATCGGACCGTGGGCATGGCGCGCGGCTGCATCCAGGCCGGCGGCAACGCCCTGGGTGCGGCCGGCACCGTGCCGGACCAGTTGCGCGCCGACATCATCGCGCTGGCCCGGTGGAAATGGCTCATCAGCTTTCCGAAGCTGAAATCCATGCAGACCGACGAGCGCAAACAGGCCGGCAAGGATGCCGAAGACTTGCTGCAGCTCATCGCCTCGCAAAAAGCGGACCGGCCGCGCGTGGAGAATCCGGACGGCACCACGCCGCTCACCGCGCCGGCCATCAAGCCCAGCCACCGCCACATGAGCCGCCGCCAGCAGGAAGGTTTGTGACATGGCCACCGATCTGACCTCCGCCCTCGACGAGCTCAAGCGCGGCGGTTTCCGCGTGCCGCCGGCGGCGGAGGCGGCGGTGCGGCGTCAGCTCGTCCAGTTCGCGGATGCCTTGGACGAAAAAACCAAGCGCCAGTTGCTCCAGAAATTTCTCGACGGTTTGCAGTCCATCGCGCGGCCGGTGCAGACCTTGCGGCTGGGGGAAACCCGGACGGTCACGGAAGGCGCGACCCCGGCCAGCCTGACCAGCGACATCAATAAATTGCTGCTGCGGTTTGAAAACGGTGCCGCGCTCGTCGCCGAACTGAATCTCGGCTTTAAACTTGATGTCGCCAACAAGGTCATGCGCGGCGCGGGCCATTTCCTCACGGACCAGACGGACGTGGACGAATATCCCGCGTGGGAACTGCACCGCATTTATGATCGCGATCTGCCCCGTGGCGAGAAGCGCGGCCCCAAGGGCGCGATCATTGAAGTGCCTGACGAGGCGTGGGACACCGAGGACGGCCGCTGGGTGAAGGCGTGCGCCGACGCGGGTGATGATGAAGCGCTGCGCGTGTTCAATGAAACCGGCCGCATGGTGGCCTTGAAATCCAGCGGGGTTTGGGCGGCGCTGGGCGCGGGTGCCGGCGGCTATGACGACACGCTCGGCAATCCGTTCGCGCCGTTCGCGTTCAACTCCGGCTACGGCACGGACGGAGTGCCGCGCCTGGAAGCCATCGAGCTGGGCCTGCTCGCCACGGATGAGCGGGCGAAGCCGGCGGATTACGATTTTAAGCAACTGTTCACCATCCCGGAGGCCGCATGAAACATCGCCGCCGCCATTTCCTTCAGCTCGTCGCCCAGGCGTTTTCCTGCCCGCCGGTTTTCCGCCGCGCCCAGGCGTTTGAATTTCTCACATGAATGCCACCCTCGAACATAATTTCAAATATCACCCGCCGGTCGGCAACGCGGCGGAAAAGCACGCGGCCGTCCGGGCCAAGGCCAAGGAGCTGGCGCGGCTGATCGACGAATCGCTCCCGGCCAGCGCCGGCCGGGAAAAAGCCGCCGCCATCACCAAGTGCGAAGAGGCCATGATGTGGGCCTGCGCCGGCATCGCCCGCCACGCCGAAAAATAAAATGAGCATCAGCGCGCAAATCTCCATCACGGCCGACAACGCCACACCGGCGGTGGCGCAGTTGATGGAGTCGGTGCAGCCCGGCCGGCTGGCGCGCGTGGTGCGCGATCCGCTCCGGGCGTTCTGGCGCGACCGGCTGAAACATTATCCGCGCCTGCCGGGCAAGTTCGCGGCGTTCCCGTCCACTGGCTTTGGCGAGGAGGCGGCGGACAGCGTGGAAGCCATCGCCGGCGAAGGCACGGTGAATCTTACCGCGCACAAACAAGGTCTCCGCGCGCAATACGAGGGCGCGGTCATCCGGCCGGTCCACGCCCGGTGCCTGGTGTTCGGCATCACGCCGGAGACTTACGGAAAATCCTACGCGGAAATGCGCGCGGGGATTTCGTGGCAGAAATCGAAAAAGAAAATCACGCTCACCGGCGAGGTGCAGAAGGGCCGCCGCCGCACGCGCACCGTCCTGGCTCCGTTGAACAAGGATGAGCAGGCGAATGCGCTGAAGGAGCTGAACAAAAAATTTGCGTTCGCCAAACAGATCACCCTGCAGCGCAACCTCGCGCTGGTGCCGACGTCGGATGAATTCGCCGAGGTCGGCATGGCGGCGATTGAAAGGAGCCTGGCGCAAAACTGATATGAAACCGCTCCAAGACAACATTGCGATCCAGTATGCGCTTTTTCGCGGGATTCGTTCCTGCCCGGTTTTTGACGCCACCAACACGGTGCTGGGCCGGGAATACCTGGCGAGCAAGGTGCAGCAGGACGCGATCTATCAGACGCCGGCAAAGAATGGTTTGGTGGGCATCGGCAACATCATCCAGATTCCGACGCTGCGGTTTCCGAAACAGAACGGCCTGCAGCGCGAGCGCGAATACAGCGTGGGCATCTACGAGGAGCCGGATTCCAACTGGACACCGGGCGTGGGCACGATGCGCGGCGCGGACGACTGGGCGGACCTGATGATTGATTTTTTATGGAACTGGCGGCTCTGGCGGTCTAGCGGGCTGATCCTGCGCGATGCGGCCGTGGTGCCGGATGCGCGCTATGCCGACCAGGGCATCGTGGGCGTGCGCGCGGTCTGTTATCTCCGGCAGGAACGCCCGCAGCCGGCACGCGCGGCCACGCCGGTGATCACGGTGGACGGCGGCCGCAATGTGACGCTGACCGTCACCGATGGCTCGGACGTTTACTACACGACCGATGGCTTCAGCACGCCGGCCCCGGACAATGACGGCAGCCTTCCGGGCGAACAAGCCGCGACGAAATATGCCGGACCTTTTCAAGTTGAAGCTAACACTATCATCCTGGCTGCCGCCTGGGCACCCGTGGCCGGCGGCGGCTCGCCGCTCCTGCCCTCCCAAACCGCCGATCTGCTCATCAACTAAAACCATAACCAAAATAAAATATGCCATCCCTAACTGAAGGCCAAATCACCATCGGCGGTCCGTGCAAGATCACCGACCCCAACGGCACCATCTACACCGAAGGCGATGTGGTGCTCGAACCCAACCCCGTCTTTCGCGCCCTTCCCTCCGCCGTCCTCGGCGAGCAGGATGACGCGCTGGTGGACGGCTGGTGGACCGTGAAATTCAAGCCGAAGTCCGTCTGGACGGCCGGCTATCGCGGCGTGCTGCTGCCGAATGCGTTTTACAATTATGCGCAGACCGGTGCGCCACTGATCGGCGCGGCCAACCGGGCGGTCACCATCATCGGCGCGGAAGGCCACGGCTTCACGCTCACCCGCGCGATCACCACCACGATGCCGGTGGTTTACGCCGGCCTGGGCGAGTCGGTTTACGGCGATGCGGAGATGACCGCGTTCCTCGGCGACGGCAAGGCGCTGACGGATGCCGACGCCTTCCTGGTGGAAAACACCACCGCGTGGTCGCAGAGTGATTATCCGACCTCGCATCAGGAGCAGCTCGCCACGCTCGCCTGGGGCGCGGTCACCGGCTGGTCCAACGTCTTTGCCGAGGCCGGCTTCAAACTCTCGCACGAGTTCAAGACCAACCCGATCAAGCAGGGCAACATCACGATTGATAAAAAGGTCGCGGGCTATCGCGGGATGCTTTCCTTCCTGCCGCAGCAGCCGTCCACGACGCAACTGCAGACGGCGCTGAACTTCGTGATCGGCTCGCGCCGGAGCGACAACGCCAACAATGCCGTCGTCACCGCGACCGGCATGAGCATCACGGTCTATTCCACCGCGCTCCGCAAGATCGCGTATCACTTCGACAACAAGCTGAACCGGCACGGCGAGCTGCAGCTCGTCACCGCCATGACCGGCGCGTCCACCACGCGCCTAGCCTTCGCTTAAAATTCCGCGCAACTAAACCATCAAACACAAAACAAAAATGAAAACCAAGATCCTCCTCATCAATGACTCCGCTCCCGGCCTGCCGGCGGCGACCGCCCTCACGTCGGCCACGGCCGGCCAAACTCTTGACGGCCTGAAGACGGCGCTGACGTCGGCCGACGCCACGCTCCAGGGCTTGCTCAAAGACCCGCACTTCGCCAACTGTCCCTTCCTCGCCCCGATCCGCAGCGGCGTGTTGAACGGCGCGTTGAGCCGTTTTGAACATCTCGAAAAATGGCTGGCCGCCAATCCGGTGCCCGCGCCGGCCGCCGCCACCGCCAACCAATAATTGTCATCCTGCCGGCCGGCTGCCGTTGGACGGCCGCCGACCGGCAGCGGTGGCGCAATGCCAATTGTGCCGGCCATCTGCTACATCTTTTATCCAGGGGGAAACAACCAGCCAATCACGCTGGGTGATGACGCCGTGGGTGATCGCATCTCCGGGGCCACCCCGCAGTTCGATCCGCAGAGCGAGCTGGTGAAATTCGGCGGGGCGGCGTTCGGGGTGTTGATCGAGCATGGCAACGGCATCCATTCCCTCACCTGGCGCGTGGACCGCAACCACTTGACGCTCGCTGCGGCGGAACAATTCCGGCTGGATCACCCCGCCAGCCTCCCGGTGATCTTGGGCATCGCGCCCGGCATCCTGCAGGAACTGAACCACGATGGGACGACGCGTTTTTTCCAGAACTGCGTCCGCCCCAAAATCAAGTGTGTGAGCTGGGACGGCCAGAGCACCATTTTTGAATACTCGGTCCAATTTGGAAAAGTCACCCGCACTATCAACCTCTAAAAATTATGATTCACGATTTACGATTGACGATTAAACGCGTGCTGCTGCTCGCCTTGTTTTTTTTCGCACTCCGCACTCCGCCTTCCGCATTAGGAACGCCCTGCATTTATTCCGCCAACAATTTTCTGTGGGCCTATGGCTTCGGTCCCAACCCGCTGACCAACGCCATCTCCATCCAGCCGGTTTATTCCACGCAGGTGACGATCTATGGCACCAACCTCATCACCGGCGCGGCGCAGACGGTTAATCCCGACACCAACGGTGTGGCGCAGTTTAATCTCTATCCCAACAGCTACCTGCTGCAGATCGCGGGCCTGAACTATTCGCTGCCGTTCAACGTGCCGGACCAGACCAACGTCCTGAACATCGGCCTCGCGGCTCCGGCGGTGGGCACCTACACCTATACGAACAATTCCAACTTCCGGGTGAACGGCTCGCCGGGGGATAATTATCCCGGCACGCTGACGGAAAAAATCCTCGCGGCCAACGGGCTGCTGCTGACCACCAACAATGTGGGTGGCAACCTTTGCCTGCAGCTTGCGCTGCCGGCCGGCCTGCTCTACGCCAACGCCACCAACACGGTGATGACCGCCCTCGGCGCGCAAATCAATGGCGCGAGCAATGTGCTCGAATCGCAGATTTACACCTTTCTGCCGAATGGCACCAACAACATCGGGAGCGCTGGCAATCCCTACGGCACGCAGAACAACATCGCGTTCGGTGGCACCAACAACACCTGGCCGGTGTGGCCGGCTTACAACAGCGCCATCATCGGCGGTCGCGGCAACCAGGTGTCGGGGCAGAACGTGACGCCGGCCAACGAGGCGCTGGGAATCTTCTGTGGCATTGGCGACCTGATCCAATGGCCCTGTTGGAACTCGCAAATCATCGGCGGGATGTTCGACACCTTGTCGGCGAACACCGGGACGGTGATCGTCGGTGGCACGAACTGCACCGCCGGCGGTTTTGGTTACTTCAATCTGGTTTTGGGCGGCTACAAGAATCAGGTCGGCGGCTGCAGTTATTCCATCGCCGCCGGTGCCGGCGCGGTCGCCAACCAGAACAGCACGTTTGTTTGGTCGGACAGCCAGGGCTTGACCAACAACTTCACCACCACGGCCCCGGACGAGTTCCTGATCCGGGCGCGCGGCGGCGTGGGCATCAACACGAACAATCCCGGAACCAACGCGCTGGAGGTGGCCGGCAATGCGGACTTCGCGAACGCCAGCATCAGCGGCGTCAGTATGTTCACGCTCTTCAGCACCACGGCCGTTAGTAATGCGCTCTCCGTTATTTGGAATTACAATTTGAATTCCGTCAGCAACGCGCTGCAGGTGCAGATCACGGCGGTCAGCAATGCGACGGTCACGGCGAGCAACACGCTCGCGGCCCGGCTCGCGGCCACCAACGCCGCGCTCGTGGCGCTGGTGCAGACGACCTCCAACAGTTTCGCCGCCAACATCGGGCCGGCCAAGGCGCTGACCGCGACCGTGCCGGCCACTTACAGCAGCATCGGCATCGGCTTCAGCACGCCGCTCATGCCGGATGGAAATTATTCCGTGACGCTCACGCCCCAGGACCAGGCCACGGCGGAAGCGCCCTTGAACGGCATCGTGTGGTGGGTTGGTTCCAAGAATGCCAGCGGCTTCACCATCTACACTACTTACGCGACCAACGCCTACAACCTGAACTTTGAATGCCAGGTCAAAGAGAACACCCAATAAGCAGCGTGACGCTGCACCCAAATTATTTATGAAAAAAATCATCGCCATTTCCGCTTTCAGCTTTTTGCTTTCCGCTTTGGGAACTCCGGTGCTCTTTCCGCTGCAGACGATTTCCGGCCAGCCGTTGACGGCCGGGTTCAGCATCACTCCAGACGCGCGGCTGAATCCGCAGACGGATGGCAGCAACATCTTTGGCGGCTTCCCGCTGGCGCAGCAGCGGCTGACGAACGGCGCGGCCGTGATCAACCTGGTGCCGGGCGGTTACTCGCTGCTCGCGCCGGGCTGGACGCACTCGCTGCATTTCAACGTGAACGCCGGCACCAATATTGTCAACGTGGTCACGCTCATCACCAACCTCGCGAGTTATTTCCCGGTCACGTTCGGTGGCGGACCCGTCACCAACATTGACAACGCGACCGGAACGAATGTGGTGATTAATGATTATAGCGGAGTATTGCTTCAGGCTCCTTCATCGTCACCATACATCCCGCCTCTGTATTCAACGGTTTCGGGTGGGAATGTTGACATAGGAACCGGACGCGATGCCATCGGAGTAGCTGGCGGTTCTGGAGGAACCGTTCAGATTGGTTGCGGAGGCGCGTCATCTATTGGACAAGGTGGTTCTGGTGGCATCGTGAAGCTGGCTATTGGTGGTAGCTTCGGTGGAACCGATGGGCAGACGACCGTTGGCTATCTCACCGCTCTTGATTTTGCGCAGTTTAATGGAGGGATAAATTTGGCTGGCGGTTTGACCGTTGATTCGTTAAGTGACGGAACAGGAACTTTCCCGGCAGCTAATGCTATTGTGACCACCAACTCGACGGTGTCAACGTCGAAACTAATTGGCGTGGTGACTAACATCATCAACTCTGTCGCCGGCGTCATCACCAATGCCGGGCTGGTCTGGTATTCGGTGAAGACGAACGCCGCCCCGAACTTCGCCGCGCCGAGCGGTTCCATCTGCACGACCACCAACGGTCAATTCTTTGTGCGTTCTAATACGGTCTGGCTGTTGAAGTAATATGCCTAGCGCCACAAAAGTCGTCGCCATCGCCGCCGCCATCATCTTCGCGGCCACGGTCATTCCGTTGCTGGCACCCAAGCCCGCACCGGCCGGCTATGATCTCCCGCCGTTTCAATATCCCACGAACATGGAGCGGTTCGCGTGGAGCCTTCAGAGCAGCACGGACCTGGTGACGTGGACGACGGAGATGAGTTGGCCTAGCGGCCTGGTCGCCGGCGGCGCGATCAACATCGTGCGCGACGGACAGCATAAGTTCTACCGGATGCAGGGCAAATGACATGAAATCCAAGACCCGCAAAATCTGTTTTGCCAGCGGCGCGAACGCCGAGGCCACGCTGGCGGCCGTGCGCGCGTATTCTGAAAACGCCTGCACCGCGCCGATCCGGCCAATCGTGGCCGTCCGCCAGGACAAATCGGCAATCGGCAATCGTAAATCGTAAATTTGTTATGGCCGACAACCAACTCGACATCCTGGTCAAGCTCGGCGTCATCGGCAAAGAGGACGTCAAGGCCGTCAACGATCTGATGGCGGAGACGAAGCAGACAACCGACAAGGTTTCTGAATCCACCGAAACCGCAAATAAGCATCATGGCGAGACGCGGCTGGTATTTACCGAGCTGAACAAAATTGTTCCCGGTCTGGGCCATGCGATGCACGCCGCGTTTGCCGGCCCGCTGGGTCCGATCATCCTGCTCGGCATCGCCATCAAGGAAACGCAGGACAAGCTCAAGGAATACAACGCTGAACTGGACAAGGTGACCGAGTCGGAGGTGGCTGAACATCAGGCGAACATTGACCGGGTAAAAACCGCTTGGACGAATGCCGCGGTGGAACTGGGAAAATATTATGCCGCGCTGGAGACGGCCGGCGGGGAAAAAGACCCCATTAAAAAACAACTGGAAAACATCCGGGCCGTCACGGATGCCCAACTTGACTCCAGCAAGAAAATCGTCGAGGCGCTGGGCAAGCAGGAGCTGGCTTACGCCCGCGCCCACGGCGGCAGCCCGGAGCAGATCGCCGCCATCGAGGAGCGCATCCGCCGGGAGACCGAAGGTATCGACGCGCGCAAGGAATATGGTGACGGATTGGGTGAGTTGAAACAGGAGCAGCAAACCCGCGCCGCCCAGGACGCTCCACTGAAGGCGGCGGCGGAGAAAGCCCTGGCTGAATCCGCGCGCGCCAAAGACAATTTCGAGGACAACGAAGCGGAGCGCGCGAATCTTGAAAGCCAGCTTAATCCCACCACGGAGGCCGGCCAGGCGCGGCTGAAAAAAGAGCAGGAAGCCGAGGCCAAACTGGAGCGCGCGAAAAATCTGCCGGCCGGCACCATGTCGGGGGGCACCGCGCCGGCGGTGGACAACTCAATTCAAAACGCCCGCATGGTGAAAGCGGCCGAGGAAGAAATTGAGCGAAACCGCAAGGAGCGGGAGGCCATAGAGAAGCGCCTGGCGCAAACCGCCGCCGAAGTCACGCCGCTGGAAACGGCCGCTGAATCCGCTCAAAAAAAAGCAACGGCCGCGACCGGCAAAAGTGAAACCAATCGCGCCCGGTTAAATGAATTGCCGGAAGAGATTGACCAGGCTGGCAAGGTTGAATCTGCCAAGCAACATGGCCGGGAAGTGGTGGATGCCATCAACACGCATGGTGGTAAAACCAATCAATCATTGGGCGAGTTGGCGGCAGCGGTAAAGCTGACCGAACAACAGAAGCTGAATATCGTCGCCGGCATTTTGAACCTTACTTTGTCGTGGCAACAGGTTTGGGCCGGGCTTGAGACTCGTCTGGCTATCCAGGAGCAGGCGCTGGCGAATCTGAAATCAACGACGCACCACGCGCCATGAACCGCACCCTGACACTTTTCCCCTACGATGCGGCGAACAATGCTTATCGCGCCGGCGTGACCAAACCCCTGAACGATTGGGGCATCCTGGATGAGATCAGTGGCGCGCTGCGCAGCCAGACGGCCGACCAGCTCAACTTGGAATTTCCGGCCGGGGCGCTGAACGCCGCGTCGCCCTTCATTTATCGCTCGCGCCTGCAGCTCGCAATTGACAACAAACTTTTCTTCACGGGGTATGTGGTGGACGACGTGCGCGAGTTTTCCGGCAGCGCCAACAATGGCCAGCTCGCGGTCGCCGGGCCGTGGTGGTATTTCGAGAACCTGGTCTTTCAGCAGACCATCAACATTCTGACGGGATTTAATCCGGATAAAACGCCGATCTACACGCAGCAATATTTCACCCATTTCACGCTGAACCTGACGCGCACGCCGCAGATCAGTCCCGGCACGGCCACGCTGATCTATGGCACGACGTATCTGAACAGCCAGGACCAGATCGCCGCCGTGCTGGATTGGGCCAAGGCCAACGGCGCTTACTTCCAATACGTCAAGGCCGACCTGATGGCGGTGCCGGTGCTGCCGCGTGACGTGATGAACATCTCCTGCGCCGACGCGATCCGCCGGCAGATGGAGGACGTGGACGCGGTCTGCTGGTTTGACCACACGGTGGACCCGCCGATGTTCCGGTGCAAACAGCGGAAGGATTTGCCGGCGATCAGCCGCGCGCTGGGCGATGCGTATCAAGCCCAGGGTTTCAAGCTGAAGCGCCGCTACGATCTGGCGGTGCCGTTTGTGCGGATTTGTTTCGAGCAGGTGTCCACCTACAACGGTCAGCAGAGCATCAACCAGGTGTTTGACACTTATCCCAACCCGCCGCCGGCGGACCAGCTCAAGGCGCTCATCACCACCGTGCCGCTGCGCGGCTATAGCGCCAGCACCACCGAGAAGTGGATCAAGACGGCCGCCTTCGATCCCAATGACCTGGCGTTTTGGAAACTGCGCAAGCCGGAGATGGACCGCAACACCAACCAGAATGCGGATGTGGAATACGCCAACCTCGCTATCACACCCAACAGCGCCCAGCGCCAGAGCCAGTTGCCCAACATGATCATCGAGGGCGGTTATGCCGACTGGATGGGCGGGAACCACATCGAGGACAATGTCACCGCGCAGGCCACCTATGAGCGCAAGGTGACGACGACGCCGGCGGCGTCGCCTTTGCCGGGCGCGCTGCAGGTGACTTTGCCGGGCAAGAAATTATCGCAGCACACGCTGCGCACGCGCGTCCACGTCACCAATCTGAATTATCCCAACGGCAAGGCGCTGACCACGACCACGGTCAGCACGCAGGCGGAAGACCCGAACCAGTTCCTTGGCCTCGCGCAGATCATTTACACGGACTTGAACACGCCGCAATGGGAGGGAACCATCCCGCTGTTTGAGGGCGTTTATTCCACCGGCATTGTGCTGGGTGTGAATTTCAACCTCACCGGCGGCCTGGTGGAATATGAGACGATGAATGCGCTGGCGCAGGAAATCAGCTTCACCAGCAAGGGCGGCGGCCTGTTCTATGTCGTGAACGTCGGGGCGAATAAAAAACTTTCGCCGGGCCAGCTCGCCGACCGGCTGCGCGCAAAACGGATGGCTTACGTCACGGCATTATTTTTCCAGCCGGCACCGGCCGGGGGCAGCAAGGTCACGCTGACGCGCGACGAGCGCCAGGACAACACCAGTGACGCCGAGCCGCAGAAGACGCAGGACCATGTGTTCGAGAATGGCGGCGGCATTCTGCTGCAGGGGAATAACGGGCAGCCGATCTTCACCATGCAACGCTACGATGCCGGTGGCAACCCGCTGCCGGCTGGCGCGGCCGGGACGCTGGTGCTGGATTACGGCAAGCTGAAAGGCAGCGACGGCAAATGGCATGGCGTATTGCTGCAGGAACAGAAGGTCTGCCAAAAAATTGGCGGCGTCCTGAAGCAGCGCACGGTGATTGTGCCTACTTCAGAAATCTTTCAGGCACCTGATGACCCGGCATGAGCGCTTTTCTCTTTGGCGACTGCGGCTGCTGCCGGGGATCGTTGCTTTCCGGCGGTGAGGGACAGGTGGTTGTTGCCGCGTTACCATTCACGATGGGTTGGCGGCCAGATGGGGCGGGCGGTTGGGAGCCTGGTGGTGATTATCTGGCGACCTGGAGTCGGGGCATTCCTGACACGATTTACCTGACCCGCCGGACAGACTTCAAAGATGGTTATGACGGCTCGTATTTGGGATTTGTGGTTGATTCCTGGAATATTTACGGCAAAAAACCCGATTGGGCTCCTTGGCCGGTTTTGCAGTATCCTCATTCTGTCGTCCCCACCTACACCTATTCCGACCCCTACACTTATCAGCAGTGCACAAACAACGCGGTGAAGATGCTAGATCAGGCCGACCTGATAAATCCTGACCGCATCTATCCCATAGCTGCTGCCGAGGGCGTCTGGGGCAATTCACTGCCGGTGTATCAGGCGCATTTATGTTACGGTTCAGAGAACGCCGCCTATGTTGGGTTTGGGCTGCAAACACTATTTGTTAAATACGATTTGGACGGAAATTTCTTCTACTCCACGCGAAATTTTGTGGATGGCGTGCCCGTGGGTTATTCGGCGGCGATGAATGGGGATATGCCCGCGCTGTTTGCCGCTGGCGGCACTGAAAGTAAAGCGGGCTGGGTGTATGCTCTAAAATCAGCGAACCGCCGGCCGCAAAAGTATCTATCGAGCATTTATGGGGAAGTATTGATTGGCAATGGTCCCGCTGGCGTTGGCTCTGTCGGTTATCAATCTGTCCACCCCACTCAACCAGAGGATTTGGGGCCTGGTGAGCTGCTTTTTTACCCGTCTGATGTGCCTGGTTTGGGAACGAAAAGTTGGAGCATTGATCCCGCGCCCGGCTTGCCACCCGCCAAGACCACGGCTGATTCCACGAAAACTACCGCTGACACCACCACTGAAACCGCCGACGAACAATGAAAAAAACCATACTCATCCTCACCGTGGCCCTGGCGTCGGTCGCCAGCGCCCAAACCTCAAACCTGTTGAGCTACGTCAACACCGGTTCCGGTGCCAACACCGGCACCGGCGATCCGATGCGAACCGCGTTCGGCAAGATCAATGGCGACTTCATGTTGCTGTCCACGATTGTGGACAGCAACACCGCCGCGATCACCGCGCTGCAAACAAACTCGGGTGCCGGCGGCGGCGGTGTCACCAACTTCGTCCTGACGGTGACAAACCTGCCGGCTGGCAGCGCGGCCACGGCCACGAACACTGGTGTCGTGGGCGGCATCGCCTACGTCACCATCGGGATTCCGGCCGGCTCCAATGGTGTCGCTGGCAGCAATGGCACCAACGGCACGCCTGGCACCAACATAATCACGGCTTACAACCTCACGAACTCGGTTTTGCAGAGTCATAAATCGACGACTTTTGCCACCAACAATATCACTTGGGGAACCTCGAATTTCTTGGCGCGGGTCGCTGGCCTTTGGGACTGGAGTTTGAACTATGGTGTGCTGGGCGGTAGCGGCCAATATCCGCCGACGAATGTCTGGGGTCAATTGTCAGGCAGCTACACCGGCACGAATGGCTGGTTTGTCCTCACGAATGGCTTCACGACCACGAACACTATTTCCGTCAGTTCGCGCAGTGCCGGGGGAGGTTTGGGCTTCATTTCTTTATTTGCGATTGATCATCCTGAACTGGTTGGCCGAACCAACTGGATGGATTATCAGACCATTGGCAGCAGCGTTGCGCCGACCGCCGGCTGGCAGTTTGTGAACAAGGATTATGTGGACACGTCTGTCGCTATCCTGAAGTCGGGAAACTTCGCCAGTTCCTCCGACACAAACGGCGTCTATCATTACAGCTATTCCGTCAACGGCACGACCGTTTTCGACCTCTGGAATTCCATTGGTTTTATCCCGATTATTTCCATCACTTTTGATGGGACTGGAACCAACGTCGTGCTGGCTATCACCCAGACAAACTTGATGGCTGGCTACTCGATCCAGACCTCGACGAATATCCTACTCGGATCCGCCGGCTTTACCACGTTCACGAACTACATTCTTTCCACCAACAGTGGGGTTGTCAGCTTCACGACGCCGCTCAATGGGAATGACCTGTCGCGGTTCTACCGGGCCATCTATGGTGTATCGGCGGGGGTGAATGCTTACAGCTCGGTCGCGGCCTACGCCGGCACACTTTACCCATCAAATACTTGGAGCTTTTCGGCGATAACGAACACGATGAGTGACCGGAGTTATTGGACTGGCAGCAGCAACGGCGCGGCACTGGTAACGCTATGGCGGTCAAATAGCGCGGTTTATTACATCGTCCAGAGCAATGCTGTCAGTTTGAAGATACCCGCGCCGTAAGCTGGTGGGAGTCTCCGAGGAGACGCTGGAGACTCCGGCTGGGGTTCTGCCGGCTGGCTGCAGTGGGTTTGCCGGGTCACTGCAACCCTTTTCGCCGGCGCGATTTTCCCCCGATTTATACCCTTTTCAGGCTTAACTCCGACCCTTTTCAGTCATTTGTCTCTTGCCACGCCAGCGGCTTGAAACGCTGGCGGCAGCAGCACGGCCTCTCCCTGAAAGCAATGGCCGCCAAACTCGGGTTCGGCGTCGCCACCGTGAGCGCCTGGGAAAGGGGGACGCGGTTTCCCAACGGCTATGCGCTGTCTCACCTCGTCATCTATACCCAGACCACGCCCTGCCGGCTGTTCTGCGACCAGCCCCAGCGCTGCGCGCCGGAAAATTGCGTGTTCCTCACCGGCCGGGACGAATCCCTCCGCCCCTGACCCATTCGCTTGGTCGGGCGGCACCCATTCTGCGGATGCGCTGGTCGCCGGCCCAAAGCGCCAGAGGGCTGGCGCACTCCCAGACGCTTCGCGTTTCATGGAACGGGGGTAACCGCGCGCCAGCGTCTGGGAGTGCGGCGGTCCTCCGCCGCTGTTCTCCCGCCGAACCCGCCGCCACGGAGCACACCGCCAGCCGTTCAGATTTCAACGGCTGACCAGCAGGTCAGCCCTACCGCCGCCGCGCCCATTCTACGCAATGTAGAATCTGAGTTCTCGCTTCCCGCCCAAACCGCGCTCATGCTGCGTTTTGTGAGCTTAATTGCCACAAATCCAGTCACGGCCCCCGCCCCCGGACCATTCCGCGCCGCCAAGCAGTCATTCCGCGTCGCCAAGGAATCATTCCTCGGCGCCAAAAAATCATTGCTCGGCGCCAAGGAGTCATTTCGCGTCGCCAAAAAATCGTTCCGCGTCGCCAAGGAGTCATTGCTCGGCGCCAAAAAATCACTCCGCGTCGCCAAGGAGTCATTGCTTGTCGCCAAAAAATCGCTCCGCGTCGCCAAGCAATCATTGCTCGTCGCCGGCGAGTGGCTCCGCGTCGCCAAAAAATCATCCAGAGCCGGCCTGCCTTTCACCGTCCACCACCTCGAAACCAGGTTTCCCGTGGTTTTCGATGGAATCGGACAGTTTGCGAACCGGCTTTTGCCCGGCTCTGAAGGAGCCAAGGAAATTAGCCGGGGGCAAGCCGCCGGCGCCGC